GCAGTTTTTGTTGTAGTGTCATCTTTTACATAAAAAAGTAAATCTCCATTAGATGCCTCATTAGCAATAAAGAAGTGATCAGTTGACGGACTACCAAAACCTACATAAGCTTTTCTACCTGCACTTGTTCCATCGGGGTAATATTGTATATATGCGTGGTTAGTACCTACAAGATTAAATAATCCTCCATTATTTGATATAGTTATTACCCCAGTTGCAGTATCTGAAGCATCACTTCTCAGGAATTGTGTTGAATCTAAATTGTCTAACGTTCCAGCATTAGTGCTAGTTACAAATGAAAGCCAATTAAATCCACCAGAACCATCTGATGCTAAGTATTGTCCATTAGTACCATCACCTGATACGTTTAATTCATCTGCACCTACTTCATTGTTTTTTATTGTTGCTGCATCCACTTCACTTAATGTTGCTAAAGTACCTAATCCTAAATTAATTCTTGCATTGTGTGCACTTGTAGCACCAGTACCCCCGTAAGCTAATCCTACAGCTGAACCTTGCCAAGTACCAGTTGTTACAGTTCCAGTTTCTCCTACTTTAAATACACCAGTTGCACTACCATTAGCACATATTTCAAAAACAGCATTTGTTTGATTATCGTTTGCATCAATATTAATTGTCATATCTCCAGGAACGTCTATATTACCACCGCCACCTGAATCTCTTCTTAATGTAAAGTTATTTGTATCTAAGGTATTATCATTTGAAGATAATTCTATACCACCTTGAACATCTAATGCTCTTGTAGGTGCTCCAGCAGACCAACCAACTCCCACCTTTCCAGGCATTAAAATAGTATTATCATCTTTAATCCACATTGATAAAGATGGAGTTATAGCATTTCTACTTCCACCTGCTACACCAGTATCATTGTAAAATTTTAATGAACCTGCATTATCAAATTCTATATGTGATGAACCTCCATAACTTCCTTGTGTATAAGTATATCCTGAAGAATTATCAGTAGTTATATCAAGATTGAATGCTTGTAAAAACTCCCTACCACCGCTATGACGCATTTCATAGATTTGTAATTGTCTATCAGTATTAGCACCACTTCTATGTATTCTTAGCTTTTCTTTTACACCATAAGTATTACTAGGGTCATTACCTTTAATTGTAAGAAATTGACCAGCAAACTCTAAACTACTTTCAGAAGTTATACCACCAGAACCATCGTCAGTAAGTAGTTGATTGTTAGATCCAGATGTTGATGAACCAACAGCAGTTATGGTGCTACCTACTTTAGTATATAGTTGATTACCAGTATAATCGTATACTAATTCGTATTCATCTATAGCACCTGTAGCGGGTGCACCATCTCCCCTTTTTATTAGAAACTTATTAGCCATTATAAATTATGAATATATGCCAAAATTTAAAGTAGTATTTGTAATTCCGCCTCCTAATGTAGCTGCTCCTGAGCAAGCAAATGTACCAGTAACATCAGTATTTTTATTTAATTCCCACTGAGTTCCTGTGTCATCATATAAAATACTAGGACAACCACTCCATCCACCTACAATAATACCAGCTCCATCTGAAGTTGTTGAGTTTGTTGCATTTTTACCAATTTCAACCACTTTATCTTCTACTGTTAAAGTAGATGTATTTAATGTAACAGTATCACCTTCTACAGTCAAATCCCCAGCTAATGTAAGATTTCTAATTCCTGTAATGTCTTTATTACTATCTAATATAACTGCTTTACTTGCAGATGCTGTACCAGCTGTAATTCCATCTACTAAATTTAAATCATTAGCGTCAGAAGTAACTCCATCTAAAATATTTAATTCATTTGTAGTTATTGTAGCTCCAGCTAAAATATTTAATTGAGCTGCTGTTGCTGTTGTCTCTAATGTAACCTCACCTTGTGCAGAAACATTAAAATCTAAATCGTTAAATTTAGCAACACCCTTTACACTAGTACTAGCATTTTGAACTAATGCTGTTGGTGTAACAGTAAATGGTGCATCATCAGTTTGTTTACCGATATAAAGTATATCATTATGTCCATCATATGCCAATTCAGCATTAGCTAAACTACTTGGTGCTCCACCACTACCATAACCATTTCTTTTAATTTGTAAAACATTTGCCATATCTATCTCCTATTATGGTGTATATGTACCACCGTTTATATCCTCATTTTGCAAAAGAACATCTGCGTCTTTTACACTTATTGTTGTTTGTCCTCCAGACTCAGAAGTTTGTATACCTGTTCCAGCAACTATATCTGAACTAAAGTTATCTGCTTCTGTAATTACTACATCTGCAGTTCCATTATCAATCTTTAATTTATTATTATCATAAAATACTAATTTTTTATAAGCGTCTTTAATTTTATTTGGTCCTGTTAAACTTCCACCCATTATGTTGTTACTCCTATGTCGTCATAAGTTGGTTCACTTACATCTGCTACATCACTATAAGTAGGATTCGATACTGCATTTACATTGCTAAAAGTATATACACTTTTTGTAACATCAGTATAAATGCTACTGCTTGGATCACTTATATTACTAAGTATCACGTCAGCTGGTAGTGATAAGTCTATATAATTACCATCTGTGTTATCATTAAAATGTTGCTCAAGCTCATCAAATGATACGTTAATATCACTAAATGATGCTAAACCAAAGTTTCCTTTCTTCCAAGTATTAGCCATTATGCAAAAGTCCTGACGTTATTAGGTTTTTTACCTTTACGACCTTTGCTTTCAGCTTTGCGTTTTCTTCTTACAGCAGAAGCTATTTGAGATTTAGTCATACGTGCAGCCTTTGCAGCAGGTACACACTTAGGATATTTGCGTTTACTACCCTTAGCTGATTTACGACCACACTTATTATATCCACCATTCTTCTTTTTAGAACTAATGTCTACCCAGTCTTCCTTAAACCATTTTTTTAAACCAGTCTCTGCCATTACTTACCTTTTCTATATCTCCCGCCTTTTTTCTTATAACACTTTACAAGCCATGCATTAGCATAAGCAGATGGATATACATCAAACTTACGCTTTGCTTGAGATTTACAGCTAGCATATAATGCTTTATCTATTGGATTATTTTTAGCCATTATTTTTTCTTCTTCTTTTTCTTTAATTTGTTCATAGCTCTTTTAGCTGCTGCTTTTCCCTTTTTAGTATAAGCATATTTTTTTCCTGCTACTTTTGGCATATTATTCTCCTTTTAGCACTTCCATCTTCTACGTGCTTGTCTTAATCTTGAATTTGGATTCTTAGCTGCTTTAGGAAACTTCTTCATTTGTCCTGCTGATCTAGCACAAAATGACTTACGTCTCTTCGCAGCCTTGCTTCCCTTCTTTACTTTACCAGTAACTGCTGTCTTTAACTTACTACCAGGATTTAATCTTCTATAAGCTTTTACCCCAGCCTTAGTCATACCAGCACCTTTTTTAGTTGCTCTAAAATTTTTCTTATTTCTTGGTGGCATCTTTGCTTTTTTTCTTGGCATACCTAATCCTAATAATTATTTTGTTGTACGTGTCTCATACCAGAAACTCTATTTCTATTAGCAAACATCTTACCTTCTTTAATACCTTTTTCAAACTTAGCATTAAAATATGGTGCCATTTGTATCATATCTGGTTTTGTTTCATATCCTAAAGCAATAGCTTTATCAACTAAATATTGATGAAACTGCCCTGGTAATTCACTTTGTTCTGTCATTGCAGAACTTCCACTATCTAATGTGTTAAAATGATCTGCTTTCTTATGATAAAACAACGTAATTGTAAACGCTGCATCAACAGATGTAAATCTATTTTTCTCACTTCTTAACGGATCGTATAAAGCAATACCTATTGAATCACGTTCAAACCAATAGACATATTGCTTTGTTGTTCTTGTATATACTCTACTATAATTTGGCATTACGTTATATCCCTATATTCTGGTCTACCTATCAATCTTTTAATTTCTTTTACATTGCCGTCAGCATCTTGTAAGTCAACTGACTTTACTTCTAATATAGAATCTTTTAATCCATAAAACCTTTGGTCAGCAACTGTATTAAATTGAGTCGCTTCATCTAACACTAGAGTTCTTTGACAAAACTCATCAGATGCTTGATTTAGTAAATGAATTATTTCATTTGTACCAAGTTCTGGATGATGTTTTTTAACTTGGTCTATCATCTGTTGCAACTTCATTTCTTGCCCCCTGCCCCATGTATAATGTTAAAAATGCTAATAAATCTTGTGTTACCTTTACATACTGACTTTCATACCATTGATAAGATTGAGTATCAGCACCTAAATCAATTTGATAATTTTGTAAATAGGTTTGTATTTGCTGCATCATTGTTTGTGCTAACTCTACATCTTCATCTACTATAAAATCCATAGACATGTCAAAATATTTTATATAATCTCTTCTATGTGAATCTGTTGCAATGTCACCTGCTTCTAAATCTGATGTTAATTCTGCAGCACCTGATACATTAGGTTTACGTATTTGATTCATAATATATCTTAATAGTTCCCTAGAGGCATATAACACTACACCTCTTTCTAATTCATCTGGAAAATTATCAACAGATGTATCACCTAATGCAACAGACGTATCTGGAGTTATATGCTTTACTAAAGCACTTTGTCCATTAGCAGGAGTTGGTATAACATTAAGAGTACCATTTGCTACATAATACTTTGGATCTAACTTGCTAGTATAATAAATACTATTTACATCTGTATAGTCTCCAGCATCCTCTGGTAGTATTTCAGTTGCTTTTCTATCACGTGAACCATCATTTCTAGTAACACTTACAATCTGTAATACTGATGCAGTACTCATAGTTGTAGGTGAATTATTTAATGTTGTAGAACTTGTTAAACGATTTGCTATTTCT